CCAGTCTTGTAAGAATTGAAAAGCCCTTGCACTCTAGCCAATCTGATACTGATGTTCAACGGATTAACCAATAACAGGTACGATTTCCCCGTGACAATAGTCTCAAATATCATAATTGCTGAGTCGATGACGGTGGAAATACGACTGATGAGAGACAACGTGTCGGTCTTATGAATCTTGGTAGCCCTAAAAACCAAGTCCTTCCACAGTCTAGAAGAGGGGACAACGTTTTCTTTAACATTGTCTGGAAGAGGTTCTTCGGCCTCTAGATGAAAGAAGACTAACAAACAAACTAACTGATCAATGAAGTTCGCCAATGGAATTTCCTGTATCTTTTCGTCGATGCCGATACCAGAACGAACAGTAGCTCTCAAATCATCAAAAAAGTTCTGATCGCGAACTTCAGGTTCAGGAGTCGGTACCGCGGACTTTGAAACGAAAGACTTCATGTATTCAAGCAAATTACCGTCAGACAAAGCTAGAATGTGTTCCATCATCTTCGGAGTGGCAGTGTAAATGATCATCCGAGCAGAGCTAACCATGACTTCAATCCACGTGTTGCAATGATACAAATCCATGGCAAATGTCGTAAGTTTAACCGCCGTGAGAGAGGCTTTAGCCAACTTTGAAGGAGCACTTTTAACTGCTTTACACTCTAAGTAATCTATCTGTTCAGTCGACAAATCAGATGAAAGACTCTCATACCACGCTCTGTGAGCCGTAACGGGGTGTTCAGAAAGTAGAGGTAATTCAGCAAAGTATTTTTCATACAAAAGTCGGTGAGTGGATCCCCTGACTCTGATTTGATTTTCGGTGTGTAAAATACTTGAGTGGGTAGAAGAGGCAACTCTGAAAGCCACTATCTTCCTGATGACGTCACGATGAGACAACTCTGGAGAAATTTTACTGACGATGTTTTCATCAGCGCACTCATGAGCATAAGACAATTGTTCCATAGTCAATTTACTCGAGTCAACATACGTGAAGAAAATCTGGCCAACTCTTGTGGGCATAGGCATGGATTTCGGTCCTTGATCCTGAATCTCCTCTCGTTCTCTCTCTTCTTTCTCGATAGCTGCGAGTCTCTCTTTTAACCGTTTTTGAGACTCTTTAAGACTGGAGATTTGATTGCGCTGATCTTTGATGCGTCTGTCCTTTTCCTTGGACTCTCTTACTTTGTGGGCGTCGCGCTTTGAGCGAGCGTATTCCTTTTCGTTTTGGTCAGAAACGTGATAATCGGGAATTAAGTCAGAGGAATAATGAGTCGTGACCAAGGTATAAAAACCATCACTTGTAAGGGCGATGAATTCTTCTTTAACCTTTCTGGACAGGTTTCCAGTCTTCCAAGTGGAACAGGAAGAGATGGACTCCTCGTCTACTTCTGATAAAACCCCGCCATCAATCGAATTGGTAGGCAGGGGCGAAATACACGAGTGAGTAAAGTTCTCAAAATGTTCAGAGAGATTTGATGCCACTTCAATAAAAGAGGTCATGAAGTGGACAGAATCTCTGTTTGAAAACGTGGAGCTACGTTTATGTTCAGTCAGTGCTACGTAGCGCGGGCGACGAAAAATTCTGTCGAAGAATTTTCGACGCGTGACGGGATGCTCTCTAGCATCTCCTAGTGCGTGGTTTCGGTTTCTGTTAATAGTCGTCATGGTTTCAAATGTTGTCGGAATGTTTAAAAATATGGTTTTGATTGATGGTTATTTTTTGGGGAGGGGACGCGTGACATTTGAAAGTCTGAGTTCTGTACTGTTATTTTTATCACGTCGCAGAAAACGTGAGGGGGGGGTTTGGACATTCTTCCGAGAGAAAACACTCAGGTCTTGGGGTTTCGTAGGGCCCTTCGGGTAGGATAGCCACGGGGTGTTTTGCCCGGGCGTCGCACCTTCTTTCCAGCCTTAAGAAAACAGTGTGACTGACTTGTACTACGTGTACGTATTTCCAGACCAATAGGAAATAAACGATCTCTGAGACACGTTGCTACAGAGTAAAGTCTCGTCTACTAATTCGCTTAAGACAACACTGTATCGCTGATGAACGATGACAGCTCCCTGTCGTTTAGATATGGTTCGAATGATCAGAAAAGATGAAATCGAAGCGTTCCGGCCGCCTGGCTATTATGTCCAGGTCAGTTCGCGAAACGTTTTC